AGACTTGTCTAAGAACATTCGCAATGACTTGATGGAGACTGTAGCTGGTGAGACATTAGCAAACATCAAATCTGTTTATTCTGAGCGTGAAGCCTTTTACTTGTTGACTACTCCTAGTACAAAGTCAGTGTTCTGTTTTGACACAAAAGCTTATTTACCTGATGGTGCAGCAAGGGCTACAACTTGGGACTCTATAGAACCAACATCATTGTTGTCTCGCAGAAACGGTGATTTGTTGGTTGGTAAGAATGGTTATGTTGGCAAGTACGGTACTTTCCAAGACCATGATGCTGAATACAGGATGCTGTACTACACAAACCATGCTGACCTTGGCAATCAGAATGTGACTTCTATTTTGAAGAAGTTATCTACTGTTGTGATTGGTGGAAGCAATCAGGTAGTTACATTCAAATGGGGCTTTGACTTCAAGACAAACTACTTGTCTGACAGTGCAACTATTCCAACACAAGGCGAAAGTCTGTATGGTGTTGCAGAGTATGGTGCAAACGCTACTGTCATTGCAGAGTATGTTGATGGCATTGCTTTGCAAACATTGACAGTTTCGGCATCAGGTTCTGGCAAGGTTGTTCAATCGGGGTATGAGTCGAACATTGATGGGACACCATTGTCATTTCAAAAGATTGAAATTCAGTCTAAACAAGGTAAATTAAGTTAAGGACAGATATGACAAATTACACAAAAGCAACCAACTTTGCCACTAAAGATGCACTATCTTCTGGTAATCCTTTAAAGATTGTTAAAGGTACTGAGATTGACACTGAGTTCAATAACATAGCTACTGCTGTTGCAACAAAGGCAGATTTGGCAAGCCCTACCTTTACTGGCACACCTACACTGCCAACAGGCACTATTGCAACTACTCAATCATCTGGTAACAGTACAACTGCTATTGCTACAACTGCATTTGTTCAAACGGCTGCGGCATTAACTTTAGCGGCAATATATCCAGTAGGCTCAATTTACACAAATGCTTCTGTCAGCACTAATCCTGCAACTTTGCTTGGCTTTGGTACATGGACTGCATTTGGTGCTGGTCGTGTCATGGTTGGTTTTGATTCAGGCAATGCACTGTTTGACACTGCCGAAGAAACTGGTGGTAGTGCAGATGCAATCACTGTAAGTCACAATCACACATTTACAGGCGATGCTTTAGCTGGACACCAACATACTATTAATTATGGTACTGGATTGTTCGGTGGTGGTGGATCACAAGGCGTAGAACTTATGCCAAGACCATCACAAGTAAATACCAGTAGTGTGTCTGCTGGAACACCAACAGGTACGATCAGTACAACTGGTTCAAGTGGTACAAATGCCAACTATCAACCATACATTACTGTCTATATGTGGAAACGCACAGTTTAATCAGGTACAAAATGCTTCAAGACTACATCAAAGTTTTTGAAAACATTGTCCCATTGGACTTGTGTGATGCTTTGTGCAATGAGTTTGTTAATTCAGACGAGTGGGTAGATACTGCCATTGGTTCTTATTCAGAAACAGTTAACAAGTCAATTCGTTCAGCTACAGCAATTGCTATGTCTCGCCAAGAGGTAATAGACAGAAACAGAGAAGTTAGAGCGCAACTTGACGCAAGTTTGTTTAATGCTGTTGGTTCTGCCATTCAGAAATATTCAGATTTGTACCCTTTATCTGGAATCACAAAAGACTCTGGATATGAATTACTGCGGTATGAGACAGGGCAGTTTTTTACTCAACACACAGATTCATCTGAAAAGTACAATCGTTGCATATCTTGTTCTTTGGTGCTTAATGATGAATATGAGGGTGGAGATTTTGCATTCTTTGATCGGACGATGATTTCAAAGACTCCAAAAGGGTCTGCTCTTTTGTTTCCATCTAACTTCATGTATCCGCATGAAATACTTCCTGTCACATCAGGAACAAGGTATTCTGTGGTTACTTGGTTTGTTTAAATTGAAAGCAGACAGTATGATGATGCAAGACCCTCAATTCCGCATTACTCATCATTTCAGTGATGGGTTGTACGCCAAGGAATCATTCTTCACTGCTGGAATGAGTATCTTGAAGCATACACACAACTTTAGTCATTTGTCTATCTTGGCACATGGCAAGGTTGCTGTTTTGCGTGGTACTGAGATTGACATTGTTTCTGCGCCAGCGTGTATTGAGATTGAAGCAGGGGTGACTCATGGAGTCAAAGCAATAACAGATTGTGTGTGGTTTTGTATTCATGCCACTGACGAGAAAGACCCGTCTAAAGTGGATGAGATTTTGATTAAAGGGGAATGATATGCCAGCAGCATTTATAGCAGCAGGAGCTAGTTTACTTGGTGGGGCTATGCAAGCCGATGCCACTAGAGGTGCGGCTCAAGAGTCTGCACGAGCGCAACTTGAGTCTGCAAGACTTGCGGCTGAAGCGGCTAAGTTTCGACCTGTAGGTGTAACTACTCGCTATGGAACTTCAAACTTCCAATTTGATCCTAGCGGTTATCTGTCTGGTGCTGGTTACACTGTCAGCCCTGAGTTACAAGCCTATCAGAACCGTTTACAGGGTCTTACAGGTGGTGCTTTGTCTCAAGCAGAGATGGCACAGCAACAGTATGCTCCGCTTCAAGAAAGTGCTACAGGGCTGTTTGGTTTAGGTCAACAATACCTACAGCAGTCTCCTCAACAAGTTGCGGCTCAATACATTCAACAGCAACAGGATTTGCTTGCCCCTAGTCGTGAAAGACAAATGGCACAGTTGCAGAACCAGTTGTTCCAACAAGGTCGTGGTGGTTTGTCTGTAGGTGCAACAGGTATGCGTCCTAGCGGTGCGGCTGGTTTGGGTGCAACTACTCCTGAGATGGAAGCCTACTACAACGCATTGGCTCAACAAGATTTGCAGTTGGCTTCACAGGCTCAACAGGCTGGTCAGCAGAATGTGGCATTTGGCACAGGATTGCTTGGCTCTGGTGCTGGATTGCTTGGACAATATCAAGCTGGTCAAGTTGGTGCTTTGAGTCCATTCAGTGCTTACTTGGGTGCTGGTTCAACCATTGAGTCTCTTGGACAACAACCTTTAGCCTTGGGTTCTGAACTTGGTGGTCGTTCTGCTAGTGCTGGTGGCAATGTTGGACAAGCATTGTTAACTGGTGGGTTAGGTGCAGCTAGAACTTTACAAGCTGGTGCTGGAACAAGTGGTTTTGGTACAGCATTACAAGGATTGGCAAGTAATCCTCAGTTAATGGCTGGAATTCAAAACTACTTTACTCCATCTCCTACTGATTTTGGTGCATTTAGTGGTGGAAGTATAGATTCATCCAAGGTTGGTTATAACCCTGCTGCTTTTAACTATTAAGGAATAAATCATGGCATCAGAAATCGCTGGATTATTTGCAACACCTGAGCAATATCAACTTGCTCAACAGCAAGCGCAACAAGCGCAAGCAATGCAGTTTGCTCAACTCGATCCTAGAGCGCAAGCTCAGTATGGCTTTTACCGTGGCGGTCAACAACTAGGCTCTGCTATTGGCGGTGCTTTGGGTGGAGAAGACCCACAGTTGAAGATGATTTCACAGCGTCAACAGTTGGCATCACAACTTGACCCATCTAAGCCTGAATCATTTATGCAAGCGGCTCAATTGGCGGCTCAATCTGGTGACCAACAATTTGCTATTGCTTTGGCTAATTCTGGTAGACAAGCGGCTATTCAAGTTGCTCAAGCTAATAAAGAGCGTCAATTGGCTGTTCCTGCTGACATACAAAAAATACAAATGATTCCGCAGATTAATAATGCTATTGCTCAATATAAAGCAATGCCACAAACACCTGAAATACAACAACAAATTTCTAGTCTTGAGAGTATGTTGTCTGTAATTAATCCTAAACCAAAGGCAGAAGCAACACCTAATGAAATTCAAATAGCAGAAAAGTTTGCCTTAGAAAAAGGCGTAAAAGGAACTCCAGAATATAACGCTGAGTATTTGGCTCAACTGACTCGCTTGACAACAAAAGAACCAAAAGAAAGAAATATTGCTTTTGGCGCAGAAGCAGAAAGAAAATCTAAAGCAACATATGGAAAATCATACGCTGATTTAACGCCTGAACAAGCTGGATTAGTTGATAAAGCTGTTGAAGTATCGGAACAAGCAAAAGCAAAAGCCAGTGCAATTCTTTTGCCGGGTCAACCTGCTGCCCCTAAAGATTGGCTTGCTTTTAGTTCGCAAATTAGCAAAGACCCTGTAATGGATAGAACATCAACTATTCTTGCAGATGCGCCAAGTGCAATTGAAACAATTAGGATGTCAACAACAAATGACATTGCCGCCGCCTCGTTACCCGGTTCTTTAGCTAGATTAACTGGCGAAGGCAAAAATATGTCTAACCAAGATGTAAATCGTTTTGCTAGAACTGGTGGTCTTGATGATAGATTAGCCCAAGATGCTGTTGGATTCTTTACTGGCAGAAAAACAAATGTTACCAAGGAACAAGCAGAGAGATTTGCTACTGCTGTATATCGTGGCGCACTTTTGGAGCGTAAAAAGTTTATTAAAGCTCAAGCTGAACAAGCTGGGTATGACAAAACTCCAAATTATGATATTGCCATTAGACAACTTGACGATCAATTGAACCAATTTAAGTTGATAAATCCAAACAATAAAAATAAACCTCAATCTCCTGAAGCATCATCAACATTTGATGCTGACAAAGAAAAGCGTTATCAAGAATACAAAGCCAAACAAAGTGGAGTAACACGATGACTGAACAAGAAGAATTTGAATTTCGTCTGCGTTTAGAAAATGAACAATCTGCTGCTGTTAAAACAGAGGAAATTCCTGCCGAATTGCAAATGATTGGAGATCAGCCTCCAACTCCATCAATGTTTGAGTATTTATTAAATAGAGCCAAGATAGGACTAACTCCATCAAGACTCGTATCTGGAAGTGCTTTACAGCAAGGAACTTTTGCTGGTGCTTTTCCTACTCAACCAGAATTAGAAGAATTTACAACAGAAGGTGTTCAATCAAGGCTTGGTTTAAGGCCAGAAATGCGCCCTGCAACTACTACACAAAAGTATCTTGGTGCTTTTGTAGAAGGTGCGGCTGACCCATTAAATTTGTTTGGTGGAACTGGATTACTTTCAAAGGGAGTAAATGTATTTACTGGTGGAATGGCTGGTGCTGGAGGCGAATTTGGTGGTGAAGTTGGTCAGCAAGTAGCAGGAGTCCCCGGACAAATTACTGGCGGCATACTTTTCTCTTTACTTTCTGGCGGTGGAACAGCAAAGGGCGGTCAGATGCTGCTTGAAAAAGGCAAAGAACGATTTGACATTAAAGACCTTGATGTTGCTGACTTGGCTAATGTGGAAGGACTTTCAAGGGCAAAAGACCTTGTAGAAAAAGCCTTAGAAGCAGACCCAACACTTCAAACAAGATTGAAATCTATTCAAGATAGAGTTCAGTTTGTAACTGGTGAAAAAGGTGCGTTAGCTGTTACTGGTTTAGATAACATTGCTTTTAGAACAAAACTAGAAGACCTTGCCAAGAATGATGTTGGTTTTGCTGGTGAATTAAATAAGCTGTATGCAGATTTAAAGGTTGCTGTTCGTAAAAGAGCTTCAGAAATTTACCCTGTTCCAAGTGCAGAAATGCCCTCTGGAAAAGCAAAATTAGCTGAAGTGGAAACTGACTACAACAAAAGAATTGGGTTTATTGATGATCAGTTAAACAAGTTAACTGGAGGAATCAATATTACTGGTCAAGCCAAACCAGTTGAAATTGGTACTGCAATACAAAACCTTGTGTTGTCCAAAGAAAAAGCTGCAAGAGCCGCACTTTCACCAGAATATGATTCTGTTTTAAGTCAGGCATCTAAGCAAGGTGCATTGTTGCCAGCACAAGAGACACAAGATTTACTAAATACAGCCGAACAATTGTTCCAAGGTGATCCTTGGGCTAAACAAGCACCATTGTTAAAGTTAGTGCGTGAACAGTCTTCCAAGTTTAAGGCTATGCGTAGACAAGCAACTCCTAGTCAAACAGGAGAAATGTTGCCAGCTACTACTGCACCAGATTTATCTATGGGCATGGACATTACAAGTCTTGATTCATTAAAAAGGCGTGTTGCTGAAGACATCAGGATAACTCGTGATCCTAATAGGCAAGACAAGTTGCGTCTTTTGCAAAACAGAGTAGATGAAGCATTAGACAAAGTTCAAAATGCTAATGGCAATATTACTATTGATTTTAGAGGCGAAAAATTGCCTTTTGGTCAAGCAATGAGTAATCTGGATACTGACTATTTTAATAAGGTTGGTGTTCCATTCAAAGATGCTGCGGCTATTGAAAAAATTAGTTCTGCTGACTATGCAGAAAAAATTTCTCCATTGATCGCTAGAAGTCCTACAGCATTAAATCAATTTTTGCGTGTCGCTGGAAATGATGGCATTATTTTGGCTGAAAAATCAGTTATGTCAAAGTTGTATAGCCAATCATTAAACAAGAACGGCTTTATTGACCCCGAAAAACTAGATAATCTTTTGTCAAAAACAAGTACAAATGGCGGGTATAGCGACATTGTTGATCAACTTCCTGCTTTGAAACAAAGACTAACTGATACTGGTCTAAAAGCACAATATTTAGCCACTGAAAAAGTTGCTATTGACGATGCGGCAAGAGAATCTAGAACTCGTCTTGGTCAAAGTTTCTTGTCTGACTATGACTCAATGGGTGTTGATGGGATAGTGTCTAAGATGACAAGTTCTACAGGTAAAGGCTATCGTAATAGATTTACTACAGACCTTAATAAACTGTCATCTGATGAGCAAATCAATGCAAAACTTGCCGTAAGAAATGGTCTTGTTACTCGTATGCTTGATTCTGAGAATCCATTGGAATATCTTGACAAAAACAAAGATACATTTGTCTCTATCTTTGGGCAAAAGCACTACAACAGTTTAACTGCATTGGCTGATGTATCAAGGTTAGCAAACAAAGTTAATGTAGAAAATTTGCAAATACGACCAACTGCTGTTAAAGAAACATCTATTATAGAAAGAGCAACAGGTGGTGTAAGTGCTCAAAGATTGTCAGGCATTGCTGTCAATCAAATTGCAAGTGTCTTTAACAAAGGTTTTCGAATTTTGTCTTTGATTGGTCAAACAAATATTGATCAAGCTACAAAAGACGCTCACAGAAAGTTGTTTCTTGATGAAGGTGGAGTAGATGCAATATTGAATACTTCTACAAAAATTATCAGCAAAAAAGGCAAAGAAGTTGATTTGAAATCAGTAATTAAACCTGAAGATTTGTCTGATTTTGCAACTGCTTTGGGAATGGGTACATTGCGTTCTGGATACATTGGTGCATCAACTGCCGTTAGCCCTAGTCAAGTTGTTGAGCCTGTTACAGAACCATACTATCAATTTGTTCCAGAGTAGGAGCGCAAAATTGATCCAATCAGCATTTGCCTTCTTGCGGCAGGACTTGTCAAACAGATTCAAGCTGGCTGTGAACTTTATAAGCAAGCAAAAGAATCTTTTGTTGAGATCAAAGCAACTGCTGATGAGGTTGTTGGCATATATAAGGAAGTTACTGGATTTTGGAGTAACTTTAGTAACTTCTTTAAACCCAAGCAAAAGACAGCCACGACCAAGCCTGTGGCGAAAAAGAAAGAAAAGTATGTTGCGGTAGATGAGACACAAGTCAAAGTTGATATTGTCAAGAATCTAACTGAGTTTTTCAGACTTCAAGAACAGCTTGCAGCACACATTAGGGAAGAAGAAGAAAAGAGTCTGACAGTCTATGACCCTGAACAAAACCACATGGAAGCGGCTTTAAAGAGGGTGATGGCGCAGCAAGAAATGGATGCGTTAGTGGTGCAGATTCGTGAGTGCATGGTGTATCAAAGCCCTCCTGAGATGGGCGCACTGTACTCAGAAGTTTTTAGCATGAAGGACAAGATTGAGGAAGAACAGACTCAGGCAAGATTGAAGCAAGAGGCAATCAAGAGGCGAGAACTATGGCAACGCAAGGAGGAAGAAAGAAACTTCCAGCTAAAAGTAGCGTACCTAGTAACGACTTCTATATTCCTCCTGTACCTATGGCTGTGGTTACTGTTCGTAAGTCATTGGAAGAAGACATAATGGGTTGGATTGCTTGTTGTGTATTGGTAGCTCTCCTACTCCCATTGGGTGCAATGTTGTATCTAGATATTCTGGAAGCAAAGCACGAGGTCAAGGAACAAGTTGAAAAGGTTGAGAAGTTAAGAAGACAGATTGAACAAAAGGAAAGGGATAAAGAGAAATGAAGATATTCTTATTGATGGCACTGGTTCTATTGTCTGCCTGTGAGGATAGGTTTCGTTATCCTTGCCAAGACCCTCAGAATTGGCAAAATGCTGAATGTAAGCCCCCAATTTGTACCGCTACAGGTACTTGTCCAGAGCAACTCGTTAAACCTGAACAGGAGAAAAAGTAATGCCTACCATTGGATACAAACCAAACAACCGAATGACTGCTGAAGAAATTGAAGTCAGAATTTGGGCAATCGTAATATTTGCTTTGACATTGATTCTTTTGGGATCAGTTGCCATGTTCTTGTATAGCGTTTCATTTGTAACTCAACCCATGTCTGGTATGGCAGCAATTGACAAGGTATATACACAGCAAATCAACACTATTATGGTGTTTATCACTGGTGTACTTGGCGGTGTGGCTGGTCGTTCTGCTGTCAAGGCAGTAGCTAATGCCAGTGCCAAGGCAGAAGTTATTGACAATGATGAGCCGCCAGCACCATGAGCCTGTTTAATCCTTGGGTGTTGTTAGGCATCCTAATGGCAGTTCTGAGTGCCTTTGGTGGTGGTTATCTCAAGGGGTCAAATGATGAGGTTACTCGTCAACAACTTGAGATTGCCGCCCTAAATGCAGAGGCTAGGCAAAAGGAACAAGTCTTAGTCTCAGCAATTCAAACTCAAGCCACTAAACTTCAGAAAGCAAATCAAGATGCGAAACTTGCGAAACTCAAGCGTGATGCTGACATTGACTCTGGTGCTTTGCGGTTGCGGATTCCTGTCAAAGCAGCCAACTGCCCCATACCAACCACCACAGATACCGCCCCTGCCAGCGGAGATAGCGTTCAAGCAAGTGCCGAACTTGACAGAGAGGTTGCTAAATCTCTTGTCGCCATCACCGACCAAGGAGATGCCAACACAAGACAACTCAACGCCTGTATTGATGCCTACCAATCCGTCTACCAAACCTTGAAAGCAAAACCATGAACTTGTCAGCAAACTTCACCTTAAAAGAACTCACTAAGTCAGACACTGCCACTCGCTTAGGTATAGATAACACCCCTGATGAACAGGCACTTGAGAACTTGAAGACTCTTTGCGAAAAGGTGCTTCAGCCTGTGCGTGAACACTTTGGCAAATCTGTGACCGTGAATTCTGGCTATCGCAGTCCTGAGTCAAATGCTGCTGTGGGAGGATCGAAGACCTCAGACCATTGCAAGGGGCAAGCCTGTGATATTGAGATTGCTGGTGTTGCTAATGCTGATCTGGCTCAGTGGATCATGGACAACTTGGACTACACACAGTTGATCTTAGAGTTCTACACCCAAGGAGTACCTGATTCTGGATGGGTTCATGTGTCTTACGACCCTAATAACCTGAAGAAACAAGAATTGACCGCAACCAAAGTGGCGGGGAAAACAACCTACCTCAATGGTTTAGTAGCTTAATCGTCAAAGAAGTGGAGTGCTACCCATAAACCTAATATGAGTACCGCTCCACCTATTGCCAATAATCCTATGATGGCAAGTACATTGCTCATCACTTTACTTTCCACTCACGCTCGTTACGTCCAGATTTAGACTTGACTGTTTGCCCTGTCAACTCAATCAAATCCATGTTGGACAACTCGTTTAAACGTCTTGCAACCTGATTTGAGTCTAACCCACTATGTTGGGCAATTCCATCTTTACCAAGCGAGCCATGAGCCTTTAAAGCGTCCACAATCATGCAAAAATGTTTAGAAGCCAAGTCTTTTGCAGAATCAGCGGCTTCATAACTGGTTGTTGGGTCAGATGTTCTCACCCGACCAAAGATAGGTAAGTCAAAGAATCTTTTCACTTCACCGCCAAAATGTATATCGTCTAATTTACTCATCATTCACTCCTATTTAAAAATTTACTCCAAACAAAACCACCACCAACTTTTGCTACAAATTGCAATGCAACAATTTCAGGCATCAACCCGCCAAAAGCTATTGTTGGAAAAACTACTGAATCAACAGCAGAGCCAGCAACATTTGACCCATTAGCACGAATCATCCATTCTTTATGTTTAAGGTATTGGTATACCAGTGAATCAGCTACCATCGACAAACTGAAGGCCGCCAAGGAAGCAAATGCAATCATGCCTGTAGCTGGATTGATGGCATAAGAAACAATACTTGCCGTTGCAATAAGACCGCCCATTTTTATGGGTAATTTGTCTCCTTCCCATAGGTCATGCAATTTATCCCGCAAAGACAAGTCCAATCCAATCAAGACAAAGGCATTGACTAGGCTAAACCAAACTCCTAACCAAGCAACCAAAAGGTTGGCGGCAACCAATGCGGCAATGTAAATTCCTGCGTAAATCATAGTAATACTCCTTGTTCAACTTGATGAAAACCCCAAACTGGCGGGGCATTGTGTGCCTCAATCCTGCTTCTCATAACTTGTGCTCTTGCTTCTTTTGTTGGTGGTGGATAGTTTCCGCTTCTCCATTTCCCATCCATACCAACATTTCGGGCAATATTTGTGGAATCAGCAGAACAAAAAGGAAGTTTTGTAAATATTGCAGGGTCTAACATTCGTAAACCATGCAATTTACAGGATGGTCTGCCTAAATCATCGCAAATTACCCTCATCGCTTGCCCCATTTTTGACCACCATTGAAAAGTACCAATGGTTGCGTATTCTCCTGAACTGCCAATGCAAACCCGTACATATGTATTGGCTAATTGTTCAAGTCTCTCAAGGGATTCGTGCATATGCCAAACAGGTGCGCCAAACCATAGTGGCAATGGGTTATCCCGCAACAAGGCATCGTTATCTTCTTCTGTGCCATCAATAACATCAGGCAAAACAGCAAAATCGCAGGAAGGTACTTTTTTAAGATTTAATGCCCAATCGTAAAAAGGTTGCCAATCTGTTACTGGTTCTCCTGACTTCCATGCGCTAAATGCTCCATTGTCAATAGCAAAAGATTGAGCTACATCAATGGCGGTTGCTATTTGTTCTGGGTGTGCATACGAAACAAACGCATGACCTGCTTGAACTGCATAGTTAGCTACAGGTGTTGGTGTTATTGGAAGTCCGTGATAATGAATCATATTCACTCCTATTAAGTTAGTGGGTACTCACTTACGCTTTCCCCATTGAATCACATCAAAAAGGTATGTCCGAATCCATGTCCTCAATCTTAGCTTTAGGCTTGCTTTGAGGTTGGCTTGCTTGTTCTTCTTTAGGGCTGACTGCTAGTCCCATGAACTTACCGTTCTTACCCTCTTTTACCCATGCTGATAGCCAGAATTCCTGACCAGCAACCCGAATGTTTCCTTTGTAATCAGGATGACTGTCTTTTTCTTTCTTGTCGTTCTTAAACAAGACACCTGAGTTATCACGCTGTTCCATATTTACACCTTGATTTCATTGAGTTTTTTAACTTTGTCGTCCACTTCCGCAAGGAATTGAATAACCTCTTTTTCGAGTTCTGCAATATACGCATCATTGCGCTCTATCCTTTTGACAAACAGTTGCAAGTGCGATGGCATTCGTGGGTCAAAACTCACAAAGTCACACCAACTTCTGTTTGCACATACCATTTGCCACTGCATCTGGTCGTAATACTTCTTTGCGGGTTCATCACCCAAAAGGGTATCAATGTGTGTGGCAGTGTTAGGACACTTGATCTCTAAGCATCCATCATCACCCACAAGGCCATCAGGAGAGGCAGCAGACATGGCAATCCTTGGATGGTCAATAGCACCTACCTGATCGACCATATTGCCTGTTTTAGCCTCGTATGCGGCACGAGCAAAGGTTTCGTTCTCCACGCCCCATTCCATAGCAGCATTGCTGTAAGACTCTGCTACTTGGTTAGTCATGCGCTCGACTACCAGTTGAGCCATATAGTTTGCTCTGCTAGTGCTGTAACCTGTCTTTGTCTTAGCAACAATGTCAGAGATGCGAGATGCTGTAGCCTTGCCACAACGCTGTGCAAACCATTCGGGTGATCCTTGTTCAACTTCACTCATTTCAACGCTCCTTTACGCTTTTCTTTTGCATCAATTACTTTCTTCTGCCAGCCTTTATCACCAGCGCAAGCAGTGTAAGCAGTGCTGTATACATCTTTCAATTCCTCTAAAGTTGATGCCGCATCAATTGCTGCTAAGTGGTCAGTCATCATGCCTACATCAAGGTCAGATTCACCCTCTGGCAAAT